AAAACAGAGACCGACGCTGCAGGAAAAACCTTATACCCCAGCAGCTCTTTAATGATGCGCGAAAAGGTTGATATTTATCGACAGTTTGCGCAAACTCTCTTGGGAAATGGAGATTCCTTATTTAGAGTTCCCCTCGAAGGAACTAATGCGACCACCGTAGACGCTGCTATGTTCATCGCGTTTAAAAGATTATTCGCAAGAGATCAAATTAAGCGTGAAACGTTTGCGATGAGATTTTATCAAACTGCGTCGGCAGTTTCTAGAGATTTTAATGGTGGCAATATTGATATGCCTCCGAATGCCGCTGCTAGCGGTAAAAGTAATCTAAATGTTACTTCTTTGTCTGGCTCTACTATTTTTACAGATTTAGGAGCGTCTACTCAGAAATTTAACGCTGCGGGTGGGCAATATGGAATCATAGTCGATTCTGCAAAGACTTCTCGTCAAGTTGGATTAATGTTTTATGACGCTGGAATTGCAGTACTTGATCTTGCACAGGTTACTTCAGGTAGTCAATTCATGTCGGGTACTATCGATGCGATGCACCCGCTAGGATCTTTGACTCTTGGTGGTGTCTCCACAGAAACACAAAAAACCGCTAAGTTTATTCCTGATTTCGTTACATCAGGTAGCATTGACAATGTCATCGATCACTTATGTAGTACGAGATTTCAATCAGGGTCTTTGACGGCGATTACTTTTCAAAACGTAACGAACATTAACTCTTCTCTAATATTCTGTAGGGCACCTGCTGACGAATTCAACTATTCTTCTAATCCTACATTCGTCGATACGTCCAACAACTCTAGAGGTAGAATCGTTGTCATAGATCCAGGTGAAGAGGACAAACAAGAATCTTTTACTTTCGTTACGGGAATCGGTATGTATGACGCTGCAGGTAACTTATTAGCCGTCGCGAAACTTAGTCGGCCGGTTGAAAAAAGTCCCGAAAGAGATTTGACATTTAGAGTTAGACTAGACTTCTGATAATCACGGAAAAAGAAAATGGCAATATTGCCTGTCACAACAGACGATGTAGAGTTTTTTACAACTATCATCAATCCTAAACGTACATACGTTTCGTCTAGCGTTTTGGGTGTGACAGGCTCCGTTAATGTTTTCGCTCGTTTTTCCAAAATAGAAAAGGAAGTTAGACCCTTGTCTAATTTTTCTTTTTCTACAGTTAACGATGAAGACATAGAGTTATATCGACAAGCTGTTTTATCGGTCGCTAGACAGACTCCTATAAGCGGTTCTTTTTTTACGAATATCGAAGATTACTTAGAAGAAATAAATCAGCAGCCATCTTCTATAAAGAAGCAAAAAAGTCTAGACATAATTCGATTTACTCCGAGCGTTTCTTTTACTTCAAACACTGTAAAAAAATTAAACGTGAAAGAGATGTTGATGCCCTACTATCGCATGTCTTATCCGACTGCGCAATGGGCGTATACCAACTATCACAGTTTAAACTTTTTCTCTACGCAGACGGTTCCAACATCATCAGTTCTTTTATATCCAAGCCTAGAAAACAAGGATTTACCAGAACACGTTGGATATGTGAGCGGTACCTATGCTTTATCGGGTGCCTTTTCTTTTGATTTTCATATAAATCCTCGATATAAAAAAGACGAAATAACACAAGGACACTTTAGAGCAGGAACAATATTCCATTTGTCTTCCAGCTATGCTCTCTCGTTAATCACAGGTTCGGCTAAGGACGAAAATGGTTTGCCGGCTTATTTTAGATTAATGCTACAACTAAGTCACAGCGCCGACGTCGCTCCTTCGCGAGTCGTCCCGGGGACTCATCCAAATGATTTGGTGTTTTTATCGGACGACAACAGTCTGGAGTGGAATAAGTGGCACCGCGTTGTTGTACGCTGGGGAACGAATTTAATCAACGACGGAACCGGATCTTTCAACATCAACGGAGTAGACAAGGGCGTTTTCGTTATACCTTCAGGCACAATTATGCCCAAGGTTTATTCTTCTAAAGACGACCCCAACGTTCTTTGTTTGGGTAATTTTTACGAAGGCATAAATACAGGCGATGAAAGTCAAGCTTATTTTTTTAGCGATATATCATCGACGAGAGAAGGTCTCGAACAACTCGTAGACAGTGGTGGTTCGCTTGATCAACCTGACTATTACAGATTTGAGCATCCTCTAAAAGCCGAACTACACACCGCGATGATTCGCAGGGATTATTTAAACGATCGTCAAATCCTAGAGTCGTCGGCGAGTAATCCTGGTGTCATTGATCCTAAAAAGATAGCCTTCTACGTTCCTCCTTTCTTTATAGAAAATACTAATATTCGTAGATATACGAACGCGCCGTCGTTGGGCGGTAAGGCCTATGGCGGAATCTTACAAACTCCATTCTTTGAGATAGACGGTTCTACTGACGATCCATTCAACGTTGCCATGGCATTCGGTGTTAACGGTCATTATATTAATTTAGAAAATTTTACGAAAGATTTTGCGAATAACGTTTTCCCAAGATTGCACCATCTGTCAGGCACAGCATTAGATTACACGACGGAAGCCGTACCAGCTAATGAATTTTTATATGGAGATTCTTTCGTTAGAAAAAGAAATTTGACCATTCTGCCTTGCGATGATGGAACGTTTCATCCCGATTACCAGATTATTAAAAACGAAATTAACAACAAGGCTCTCGATGCTTGGGGCAGGATTGATTTAAGCATTATCAATCTTGATAATTTGTTGAGTACGTCTTCGTTACTTTTTGGCAAAACTCACAATGTTGAATATGATCCGACGCTGTCAGATCAGCAGATAGGATATACGCCAGAAAATCCAGGATATTCTCCCGGGTCTGCAGTCGTCAATGCCAAGCAAAAGATAGAGGGTATAATAGCAACCGATGAGGGAAGTTATGGTCCCGGCGTTCAAAGAGACGTTCCTTTGACGATTTTTCAAAGATTAAAAGATCCCTCATCTAATCAGGTTACTTTTTTCGAAATAAGCAATTTGTTCTATGGCGGCAGAATTATGCCGGGCAGTTTTGAGATTACTGACGCTTCATTGTCGGGTTCAAATGGCGCGATATCTATCAAACTAAAAGACGATGGATTCGGCAACATTTATCGTGCCGATTCTTTGACACCACACTGCACGTGGAATTCTGTCGGTAATATCTTTTACGATGAAGGAATCGTTTTAATCAAAAGTCCACATCTGTATTTCTTCGGCAAGGAAGCTTATAACATGTCGTTTCGGGGCGAGCAAAAACTGTTTACCTCCAAATATGAAATCCTAGCTCCGAGAGGATTTTTAAATTCATCTTCTAATCCCTCCTACATAGCTACCGAAAATTCTATTAGCGCTTCCTTGGATTTGAACGATAAAGAAAAATTTGTTTACATCTCTGGCATAAATTTTCATGATGAAAATTTAAACGTCGTGGCAAAAGCTTCTTTAGCGCAGCCTATCATGAAACGTGAAGGCGAGCGAATTTTATTTAAGATAACTTTTGATTTCTAGGTTTAGCCCGTCATGCATACTTTAGATTATGGTCGTCGTTAAGAAGAAGAGAAAGAAAAAGAAGCGAGGCCGTTATCATCGAGGCCTGCATATTTCACCTGTTGCAGGTGAATGTAAGTATCGATCGGGATGGGAACAAAAATACATGGTATACCTGGATGAAAATCTAGACGTTGTTTCATGGTCGTATGAAAAGCTTATCATAGAATACGTCTCTAATCAGAAGACCAAGAAGATTCGCAAGTATTATCCAGATTTCCAGGTCGAGTACAAGGATGGAACTAAGGTTGTGATAGAGATCAAACCGTCTCGTAAGTTAAATCAACCCACGGTAATCAAGAAGGTAAGGGCTGCAAAAGAATGGTGCACGACCCATGGGGTGACATATAAAGTGCTTACGGAAATAGAACTAAAAGATATGGGTCTACTTTAACAAGATTTTACTTGAAGCCAATTCTGCTTTAAGAATCTGACTTGTGGTTAATATGATCCTCGGTCTGGACGTTTCGACGTCTGTTACTGGTGTATGTATCCTCAACCCCGAGATTCCGCCAGATGATCGAGGATCACACATTTTGTGCATAGATCGCGTCGAATTTAAAAGATGTAAGACGTTATGGGAAAAAGCAGATCTCATGGCACTCGAACTCTATAATTTATCGAAGAAATATCCTGGAAGTTATCAAGTTGCATTAGAAGAACCTCTCTTAGGATTCCGCACAGGAATGTCTTCGGCTGCGACAATCACGACTCTCATGAGGTTCAACGGAATAGTTTCTTACATCTCAAGGGAAATATTCAAGGTAGACCCTAAGTACGTCTCTTCTTCTCACGCAAGAAAACTGTGCGGAATCAAGATGCAGCGTACGTCAATAGCCGGGATGAGTGGAAAAGAGCAGGTCTTCAAGTACATGTCAGAACACGATCTTAAGCACGTCCAATGGCCATTAAAAAAGAATGGTTCCGCCGTGGACTGGAGTCGCGATGCGACGGATTCTTATGTGATAGCTCGGGCAGCAATGATATCCAGTCCGTTGAAAAATGACTGACGGATAGGTTACGGTTGTACGGTGGTCCACTCTCTCACGGATAAGTTAAAGTTTTATGAGTCGATCTTTGGTCGAGGTCGAATTTCTGGAAACGGTCTCAACTTCGATGTCAGATGTCCGATCTGCGCCCCAACAGATCCGACCAAGAAGAAGCTAGCCATCCGCACAACCGACGACGCATGCCATTGTTGGACATGCGGATGGAAGGCCAGAAGCCTTGCTCCTTTATTGCGGAAATATGGAACACAGGAACACCTCAATGCATATCGGGAATTAACTGGACAAGGTGGCAAGTCGAATCTAGTGACAGCGGAGCTAGATAAGAGCCAGAAGATAGAGCTACCTAAGGATTTTCGTTTGTTGACTTTAGCGAGTGATATGGATCCCGACGTCAAGGCCGCATGGCGCTACGTTTATTCCCGTGGATTGTCTGATAGAGACGCCTGGTATTTTAAATTTGGAATTTCCGATGAACCTCGTTGGAAACGTCGAGTCATCATGCCATCATTCGATGTCGAAGGAAATCTTAATTATTTTGCAGCTCGAGCGGTTGACAATAGTCGCAAACCCAAATACGATAATCCCGATGTCGACAAAAATCCCGTCGTCTTTAACGAGATTAATATCGATTGGTCGAAGAGACTAGTGTTGTGCGAAGGACCGTTCGATCTTGTCAAGTGTCCCGAGAATTCGACGGCGTTATTAGGTTCGGACCTCGACGAACGTCACGAAGTTCTTAACAAGATTCTCTTACATAACACGCCAGTAGCTCTTGCTCTAGATGGCGACATGTGGTACAAGAAGACGCCTAAGATAGTTAAGAAACTTCAAGAATATAACGTTGACGTCCTGGTCGTGGATGTTAGACCGTGGGGAGATCCAGGCAATATGTCCAAAGCAGAATTTGAAAAAGCCTTGTCTGAGGCTATTGTCTTTGACTGGGGTGATAGATTTTCTAATAAACTAGAAAAAGCGATGACAACTAGTTTTAGAATCTAATAATTAAAGTCAATGAAACAAAAAGTCGTTATATCAGAACGCCAACTTCGCAAAATAATTAGAGAAGAACTGGCAAGACAACACCTCGTTCAGGAAGGCCTTCTCGATTCTATCAAAAAGCCTTTTCAGAAACTTTCCGAAAAGGCTAAACAGGTTGTGTCAAAAAAAGTGGATGAAGTCTTGGAAAAGATTTCTGCGGCGCTTGAAGGCGTGCAAAAACCAGAGGGTCTTGACGAGTTTTTGAAGAAATTTGAACAAACCGAAGGAGGCATGGACATTAAAAACTTAGCTTTAGAGGTCGGTTTAGAAGATGCTATTTCTGTGTCCAAAGAAAAAATCGTCGCGACCGAAGGTAAACTTGTTGTCACAAGAGAATCGATCAATGCCATTCATACGTCGTCAGAAGATTTGATTTCTTCTTTCTCTCTAATCGAAGGATATTATCAAAAGCGCGCTCTTAAAAATTCTGAAATTTTAAAAGAAGTATTATTGACGGAAGCAGTTGGATTAACTGCTCTCTTGGGCGTCTGGTGGGCAGCCATAAAAGTTGTCGTTGGCTTTTTGGGCGGACTTTCGTTAGCCTGTAAATTATTCGCAGTTATCTTTGAAAAGGCATTTAATAAACCTGATATAGCCAAAAAATTAAAACACTATGAACATGTTTTCCACGAACTAGAAGAGAACGCTTTAAGGGTCCTTGCCTATCCTGCCCCCGTATCTTATGCTGCCTACCTCGCTGCATCGGGATTAAAGAAAATGTCTGCGCAGAACAAAAAATCTCAAAAGCTTTTGTCTTACGAAGAATTCAATTCGCCAGAAAACAAAGACGAAAAACTGGCGTCGGAAAAATTAATTCACACCGCGTTGTTACTGGCTATTATTTTTGAGGCTGTTTCTCACATAGGTCACGCTATCCTCGAACTTGCTGAAAATACTTCCCATGCGTTAGAGTCTATTGGACACTCTGCGGCAGAAATTGGCAAAGAGGCTTCGGCACTCCCTAAGATGGCTCGAGCCGCGGCCGCCGCCGGCGCGCAAATTACCTAGATATTCTAATTTGTTGAACATAATTGTAATTTGGGTATAAGGTTTACCCAATGGTTAAAATTGCGCACACCGCTGACATCCATTGGCGCGGTTTGAGTCGACATGACGAATACCGTCATGTTTTCGAAGCCTTCAACAAAGATTGCAAGAAGAACAAAGTAGATCATATCTTCGTCGGTGGTGATATATTCCACACCAAGACTACTGGTATTTCTCCCGAATACATTGACCAACTTACATGGTGGTTAGAGTCTATGGCGAAAGTTGCCGAAGTTCATTTGACATTAGGTAATCACGATGGTAACCTGGTCAATTTATCGCGACAAGACGCCGTGTCTCCCATCGTTCAAGCGCTGAATAATTCGAAGATCCATCTTTATAAGAAGAGTGGAGTATACGAATTTCATCCAGGGTATAACTGGTGTGTTTATTCTCTTTTTGACGAGGAGGGCTGGGGGAACGTAAAGCCCGAATCAGGAAAGGTCAACATCGCGTGTTATCACGGACCCGTTCAAGGTTCTGTGACAGAAGTTGGTTGGGAAATGGAGGGTATGAATTTAGAGTTCTTCAAAGATTATGATTTTGCTTTTCTTGGTGACATTCACAAGACTCAGTATCTTGATTTTAGAGAAGTAGAAATAGAGATAGATGAAGATGATTTATTCAAGTATCCTGGTTGCACTATTATTGAATGATTTTTCTGCATGATTTTGTTGAACTGGTATAAGAAATAATAAGTGAAAATTTTTCAGAAATTTTGACTAAGAAGTTATGGGAAAAAAGATAAAAATAAAGGTAAAAAAACCTTGGATAGCTTACAGTGGTTGTCCTGTGCAGCAGAACTACGCAGAGGAGTTGGACCATGGTTATTTGCTGTGGGACATTGACGATCAACGATCTTGGGACGTTTTATTTAAAAAGCTTCCAAATCCAAAGCCCTATGTTACCATTCCTTGGAACGGTTCAATCGAGGACTTGATTTCTTCTGCCTCTAAGCATCCAGATGGTACGAGGTTTCGAATTAGATCGTCCGATGCCTTAGGGCAAAAAGATTTTAGTTTAATTAATGAATCTTTGAAGAGCGTAAAGTCAGCCACTGAGGTCACCTTCAAGTCTGATTTTATCGTCGATAAGTCGATGGTAAAAACAAACACGACGACGTTAGAAAAGGCTGACTTGAGAAATTCCGACGTTCTTTTCAAGTTGATCAAAGATTATTACGCTGGTACACAGGTAACGGAAGAACAATGGAAGATCGTTTTTGAGCAGGTAAAATCATGTCTCTCTACAGTCATTTCGGCTGAGGAAACTACGCGTAATTCCAAGTGGTCTCTTCGATATCTGGAGTTCGATAACATGTTTGCCTATGGCGAAGGCAATATGATAAATTTCGATAAGCTTAATGGCATCGTCGGAGTATTCGGTCCCAATAGAATTGGTAAGTCTTCTATCGTTGGTACTTTGATGTATTCGTTGTTTAACGCGACAGATCGTGGACCCGTAAAGAATATTCATATTTGCAATATCCGTAAGCCATATTGTTCGTCGAAGGCCATCATTAATCATGACGGTACCGATTACGTTATCGAACGCCAAACTACTAAGAGCGAAAACAAGAAAGGCGTGCTAAACGCCTCTACTGCCTTAAATGTTTTTAAGATTAGAGAAGACGGCGAAGCAGAAGATCTGGCTGGTGAGCAACGCACTGACACTGAAAAAGTGATTCGCGCCCTTATCGGCAATCAAGAAGATTTCATGATGACATCGTTGGCTGCGCAAGGCGAAACCAATCAATTTATATCGCAAGGTTCTACGAGGCGTCGAGCAGTGTTGTCAAGATTTTTGGATCTTGACATCTTCGACAAGATGCACGAATTGTCGAATAAAGAACTTGCGACCTATAAGTCACAATTAAAAAACTATCCCGATAGAGATTGGGCAGCGCTAATACAACAAAGTCAAAGTGCTATGGCCGACTCCGACAGACAGATCAACGAATTATATCAATTGATAAAAGACAAACAGCAGGTTCTTTCCCAACTGCAAATTGAGTTGTCTAAACACAGAGGTACGCTCGTCACTAAATCTCAAGTAGATTCCTTCGCAAAACAGCTTGCTACTCTTGAAAAGCAATGCGAAATTCAAGGTGTAAACAATTCCAGTTTGGAATCCGAGATAAGTAACAGCAACGAAAAATTAAAGACTATAGCAACTGTTAAGTCAGAAAATGACATATCACAATTGCGATCTCAGTTAATGGCGCTTAAAGATCTCGAAGCTTCGCTGACTTCTTTGAGATTTATTTATGAGAAAGAAAATACTCTTTTTGAACAGCAAAAAAAATCTCTTAAAATTCTTGATGAAGTTCCTTGTGGCGATGATTATCCTACGTGTAAATTCATTAAAGACGCCCATGTTAATAAATTAAAATTAATCGACCAGCAAAGCAAAGTAGAACAAGCACAAAAGAAACTAGAAAAAGTAAAGAAATCTTTCGAAGAACTCGGTAAAGAAAACTTGGTTTGTCGTTTAGAAAAAATGGAGAAATTGTTGTCTTTGGAGACTAAGTTGTTATTAGACATTTCTAAGAAAGAAATAGAGCTTGAAAAGTCAAGAACTATCCACCGTACGCAAGAATTAGAATTAAAAAACTCTAGAGAAAAACTTAGAATGCTTGAGGAAGCATTAAAAAATGATGATAATGCAGAAGCAGTTTCTATTAAGTTGAATATAGAAGATATTTCTAGGGTTATAGATTCTTTGACAACCGATAAACTTGATGCGGCCACACGCAAAGGAAAGCTTTCGGCTAATCTTGAAAAGATAAACGAAGAAAAAATTGCTAGGGACAATCTTCTGCAGAAGATGAGGGTGCACGAGTTGGTTACCACAGCATTTTCTAAAAAGGGTTTGCCGTTAATCATTACAAAGTCACAATTACCTGTCATCAACGCAGAGATAGCTAAGATTCTTCACGGTATCGTAGATTTTACTATCGAACTTGAAAATGATGAGAATACCGACTCTTCCGAAATTTATATCAATTATGGCGATTCCCGACGAGTTGTAGAACTATGTTCGGGTATGGAGAAGACTATCGCCTCTCTGGCTATTCGAGTCGCGATGATCAATATTTCTTCTTTACCCAAACCGAATATCTTCATTGTTGACGAAGGGTTTGGAACGCTAGACGATGCCGCCGTTGAAGCTTGCAATAGGTTACTGGTTTCTTTGAAAAAATATTTTAAGGTAATTTTGATAATCACTCATGTCGATGGTGTCAAGGACGTAGTCGATCATGTTTTAGAGATTACGAAGAGCGAAAAAGATTCCAAGGTTATTTTTGGAGTAGATTCATGAAGCACGATTGGCAACCTTATCCGCGAGATAGAAAAATTTGTTATAAAGAAAACTACGTAGTAATAGTTCCTTCTTCTTATGATGAACGTGAAAGAAAAAATATGCCTCTATTCTGCGAAATTTGTAGTATCCGTTTTGGTCACGAAGAAGACGAGATCGCGTATAAGAAATTCGGTTGTTGCACGGCCTGCGCGGACACTTGGGCTTATTCCAATAAAGAAAAGTGGGAAGCAGGCTGGCGACCAACTTCAGATATTGTAAAAAATGTGACCGCGAGAAGATCTTTTGTCGATCCAAACATCGTCTTAGAATAAACGTTGTATATTTAGGACTGGAGATACTATGCCTAAAATCGACTATAACGCCCTTGGACAAGCTATAGATACGACGTGGGGAAGGACGTCGACTCCCAAGACCGCTTCTTATTCTGTTAAGTTTACTCTCGCTGGCGATGTTTTGACTGCTTCTTATCAAGTAGTCGTTAACTTCGCTTCCGAGAAAGAGATGATTACGATGAACAGGATGTACGAAGAAGAATCTAACGAAGTGATTCAAGCTGTCCTCAAAAACATTAAGGCTATCTATAAAGATTTGTCTGGTTCCTCACTGTCGGCGAAGGAACACTCTACGAATACGTCAGTTGAAATTATTGGATTTAACGTGCACAACCCAAAAAGGACTGCCTATTTTCGTAGGAAGACGGCTTTTGAATTAGTCTGATGCAACAACCTCTAACTAGAAACGACCAAATAAAGGAGATCGTCCGGTGTGGTAAGGATCCGATCTACTTTATGAAACATTATGTAAAGATCCAGCATACCGTGCGCGGTCTTATTCCATTTGAAACCTATGATTTTCAAGATGACTGTATCAAGCAGTTTGAAACCAATCGTTTCAATATAGTTCTTAAATCACGCCAGCTCGGTTTGTCTACTGTAACTGCGGCTTACGCTGTTTGGTTCGCAATTTTTAAAAAGGATAAAAACATCCTTGTCATCGCCACTAAGTTATCCACGGCCATGAACTTCATCAAAAAAGTGAAGATCATGTTGGACGGTCTTCCCAAGTGGCTTCTACTCACAAAATTTGAGCCTACGAAGCAATCTATTAGGTTCGACAACGGTTCTCAAATTACTGCTATCCCAACTTCTCCCGACGCCGGTCGCTCGGAAGCCCTCTCGCTTCTTATCGTAGACGAGGCTGCGTTTATTAGAGATTTCGAGGATATCTGGACAGGTCTATATCCCACTTTGTCGACTGGTGGTAACGCCGTAATTATTTCAACGCCCAACGGCGTCGGTGGACAGTACTATCGTCTCTGGATGGATGGCGAAACGAAACAAAACGAGTTCAATACCATTAAACTGGCATGGTGGGTCCATCCCGAGCATGATGAAGACTGGTTTGCTAAAGAGACCAAGAACTTACCGAGAAGAAAAGTGGCGCAAGAATTTCTTTGCGATTTTATTTCTTCTGGCGATACTTTCTTGCAGCCCACAGAACTCGAAGCGATTAGAGAAGCTATTCGTCCGCCGCTCGAGAAAACAGGCCCACAGTCGGCCGTGTGGATTTGGAGAAAACCCGAAGCGGGTAAAAAATATGTCATAGCTGCCGACGTCGCAAGAGGCGATTCGGGAGACTTCTCTACTTTTCACGTAGTCGACAACTCATCATGTGAAGTAGTCGCAGAATATATGGGCAAAATACCACCAGATAAACTGGCAGATATATTGTTCGAATATGGCAAAATGTACAACGAAGCCTTGATATGTCCAGAACAAAACACTTTTGGATATTTTACGTGTGTTAAACTTCGAGATGATGGTTATCCTCGATTGTATTATCAAGGTTCTTCGGGAGATCCATTCGAGTTTAGACCGACAGATTCCAACGCTATTCCTGGTTTTTCCACACAAACGAAAACCAGGTCTCAAATATTGGCAAAATTAGAGGAATTAGCCCGCAACTCTATTCTTAAAGTTTATTCTCAACGTCTCTATGATCAACTCCAGGCCTTTGTGGAATGGGTCTAAAGCGCACG